CACACCATTTAGATACACGATCAGATCCGTTCGCACATCTCCCCTTACACCGCAGACTGGTCAATTTTCGGTGGATACAGATGGTAGTGCTGGATCAAATCCATTCATTACATTCAACAGCCAAGACTTAGATAACAAGGATATTGATACATTCTTGGAAGATTTTGCCGCTGTTGGTGACATGCTTCATGTTTCATCAAAAGACTCTGATTACTATGCCTTTGGAAATATCACCGGCATCAACGCGACCACTAGACAAGTTTTCATCTCAGGGTATACATCCGAAGGTACTTTTGCACAAAATAGCACTGTGGTATCTGTGAATGTCGCCAAACGAGGTAATACAGGTGGTGCTGAATCAGGTCTGTATTATGACTCTCGTAGTCCTAGTGACACTACAAATCCGGGGGCTTTGTTTGGCGGACCGGATGAAAATCCCATCAACAAAATTAGAATTTATGGTGATGGTGATAGTGGAGGTGGTGGTGATATTCGGGTGACTGCTCAACGGCAAGCCGGTGACGGTGAAAACGGTGAGGATTCTGCCACCTTCTTCATTCAATATCTCGGGGATTCAACACCCACTGTTCCCGGTCAGGGACAATATATTACCCACATTTCTCGTCTTGGCTTTGATGCTCTGGATTCAAGTAGTGATTTAAGATCATGCACCTTTGATAATTCTAACGCTCCATCATCATTCAATGGTACGTTTAGGGCTAGTGGTGTAGACTCATCTATCTCGGTCGGAAAATCAAGTCCGTTAAATGGTGGAGTTATTATTCCCTTCCCAATTTTTGAAAGCGGTTCTGCCGATGGCGCACAGGGTGGAGATGCCATTGATCAAAATAATGTTGGTAACTCTGCAATCACTAACGCTCAAACTGGAGCATTAGGATCAGGTTTTGGAGCGATCCCTCAATACATTACAGGCACTCTCTTTGCTGATGGAACTGATGGTTCAAATGGTGAGTTTGATGCAAATAATGGTCAGGGTGGAGGTCTGAAATTTATTCATACTGAAAATCAGGGGTATAGAATAATTCGTTATGATATTACTCTTCAAGCGGTGACTGGTGCTGCAAGTGGTGTTGGATTTGCTGTTATGAAGGCTCAACAAGGATCAGACAATACTTTCTCTAAGTTTGATGTTTTTGCCACCAGTGGTCAACTTGGATATAGGGGAACTCAACCCGGAGAACTTACTAATCCTTCGTATGGCGTATCCGACTCTGACACCATCTCGGTTTTCAAAGGTCTTACGCATGATACGCGAGAAGTTAATATTGAGGTTTTTGATTCAAGCACTGGAACCAGTGCAGCCTATTATCTGGTTGCATATCCTCTTGGACAGGATTCGCCTAGAATTCTTGGAGGAAAAAGAACAGGAATTATTGTTGAATCACTTAATATTGCTGGTGGTGGATAATCATACCACATGATTCAAAATAATTTTTCTAAAAAATACAGGAAGCCTCGCTCTAATACATATAAAAGGAAAAGGAGCGGAGTAAATGTCCAAACCCTCATCAAGAGAAGAACTAAAACAATACGCTCTGAGGAAACTCGGCGCACCAGTGATTGAAGTAAACGTTGATGACGCTCAACTAGAGGACTCTCTGGATGATGCAATTCAAATTTTCCAAGAGTATCATTTCGACGGCACTGAGCGTGCTTTGTTTAAGTACGAAATCACCGCAGACGATATCACAAACGGCTACATTGACACCGACTCCATTGGTTTGACGGGTCCAAACGATTTCCCTCAGATCACAGATGGCACAAAGATTGCCTCCGTTACAAAAATCTTTCAGTTTGACGATGGTGGGGCAGGCACGAATATGTTTAGTATTCGTTATCAGACCGCACTTCAAGACTTGTATGGTTTGCGTAGTGCAGGCGATATGGCAAACTACTATATTACACAATCATATATTTCTTTGCTTTCTGATTTTTTGTCGCCAATGAAACAAATAAGATTCAATAGGGTGACAAACAGACTTTACGTTGACATGGAATGGGCAGAAACAGTGGAAGCCGGTGACTTTATTTTGATTGATTGCTATGTGATTGTAGATCCCGATGCCTTCACAGAAGCCTACGATGATATTTTATTGAAACGATATGTAACGGCATCATTTAGAAAACAATGGGGTATGAACCTCATCAAATATCAAGGAATCAATCTTCCCGGTAATGTTCAATTTGACGCACAGGGTTTAATCTCTCAAGGCAACGAAGAAATGGAAAGAATTGAAGACACTCTTCAAGACAAGTATGAACTTCCGCCTGATTTCTTTACGGGGTAATAGATGGCTACGAATCAATACTTCAACAAATTTAAAAACAAAGCCGAGCAAAGGCTTATTGAGGATCTTGTGGTTGAAGCCGTCAAGATTCATGGTGTTGATTGCGTTTACATTCCCCGCACTCTCGTAAATGTAGATGAACTCTTTGGTGAAGACAAATTACCAAAGTTTGAACATGGTCGTGAACTTGAAATGTATGTTGATAGTTATGATGGATTTGAGGGTGAAGGAGAGGTAATGACTCAGTTTGGTCTTGAGATCAAAGATGAGATAACTCTAACTCTGTCAAAAAGAAGATTTATAGAAACGTTTGCGGACGAAAATTATCCATATCCAAGAGAGGGTGATTTGATTTATTTTCCTCTTTCAAATGGATTATTTGAAATTAATTTTGTAGAGCGTGAGCAGAACTTTTTTAACTTTGGTAAAACATTTACTTTTCAAATCAAATGTTCCATGTTTGTTTACTCTGGCGAAGATATGGACACCGGCTGGGATCAAATAGACGGTGCAACCGCAGATGTCTACCAAGGTTTGCTTTATGTTAAACTAGGCTCAACCGGAAGTGGAGACTTTACTGAGGGTGAAAACGCATTCCTTTATGACGGGGGTGTGACTGGTGCAACGATGAGTGTTGTTCTTTATGATTCTTCTAGTAAGGTCGTGGAAGGCACGCTTCTTTCTGGCTCCATCACTGGTATTGACAGTATTCTTGGTGAATCCTCTGGTGCGACTTACGAAATAGACAATATCGGATTCACCCAAGATTACTTTGTTAAAAATTCGTTTGAAGATAATACAGACATTCAGTTTGAAGGCTCGTCATTTATTGACTTTACGGATACTGATCCATTCTCGGAGGGTGATCTCTAATGTTTACTACTTTCTATAATGAAACAATCCGAAAAACTGTTGTTGCTTTTGGCTCACTATTTGATGAAATTTTTGTTGTAAGAAAAAATAAAGATGGAACAACAAACAAACGTGTCATGGTTCCAATTTCTTATGCGTCAAAAGAAAAATTCATTCGGATGCTTGACGAGTTCCCAGACACAAAGGGTCAAGATGGTGCGGCTGCAATAGCCAGTGTCCTGCCTCGCATGGGATTTGCAATCACCAGTATCAACTACGACGGTGCTAGAAAAAGAAATACTGTATACAAAAGATTTAAATACACAAGCACGGATGGTGAAATTGATTCACAATTTTCAGAAGTGCCTTACAATATTTCATTCCAACTTGCGATTGCAGCGAGAACTATGGATGACGCATTGCAGATTGTGGAGCAGATTGTTCCTTATTTTACACCAGAGTTTTGTATCAGTGTCAATTTCACAGACTTTAACACTAAGGTAGACATTCCTATTACAATCCAAGCGGTGAACCCAGAGATTGATTATCAGGGTGATACGTCAACACAACGATCTGTAATTTTTACGATTGACTTTGTTGCATATTCTTATGTTTTCTCACCAACGAAACAAGAAAAGTATATCAAGACAACCGACATTACAAACTTCACTTCATTCTTCAACTTGGATGGAAGTATCACGGGACCGACTGCCGCTGCTTCTCGCATCATAACCACGATCACGGGACCATCTGGTGCTGAGTCACTACCGCCGGTAGCAGGAATTACCCAAGAAATCTTCCAGTATCCAAATAGCCTCAGTATCACAGGAGCGACCTTAGATGGCTGATAAAGAACAAAATCCACTTGAAAACGCTTTGAATATAGAGCCTACGGAGGTGCGGGATACGACACATAATGTTAAAGATCCCGCCAAGGTCACGGGCGAATTGCGAAAACCTGTAGAAATTGATCTTTCAAAGTTTCCAGAACGAAAAAAGATTGAACAGCGTAAAGACTTCGGTGAAGTCCGTGAAAATATAAAAGAAGTAATTGACTACAGTAAGGATGCAATCGACGGTATTCTTAAAGTAGCCTCAGAGAGCGACAGTCCGAGAGCCTACGAAGTGGTTAGCCAACTTCTCAAGACGGCAACCGAAGCCAATAAAGACCTACTTGATATTCATAAACAAATGAAAACCTTAGAGGAAGACGAGCAGGTGAGGAATGTGACCAACAACGCATTCTTCGTGGGTTCCACAAAAGAACTCCAAGACCTTGTTCGCAAACAACTTCCAGAAAAGAAAGTGAAAAAAGTTAAGAATAATGACAAAGAAACTGGATGACAAATCATACCTTGGTAATGCCAATATTAAGGCTGCTGGTGTAGAGTCAGAATATACAAAAGAACAGATTCAAGAATACGCCAAGTGTGTGTCTGATCCAATGTATTTTATTGAAAATTACATTAAGATTGTCTCTCTTGATGATGGTCTTGTTCAATTTGAACCTTATAGTTTTCAAAAGAAAATCTTAGAATCTGTTCATAATGATCGCTTCGTCATTTGCAAGATGCCCCGACAGTCCGGCAAATCGACGACAGTTATTTCATATTTGCTTCACTACATTTTATTTAATCCTGATAAAAATGTTGCAATTCTAGCCAACAAATTGACAACTGCTCGTGAACTTCTGGGTCGTCTGAAGTTAGCCTACGAGCATTTGCCAAAATGGCTTCAGCAGGGTGTGGTGGAATGGAACAAAGGATCTATTGTTTTAGAAAATGGATCAAAGATTCTTGCATCTTCTACATCCTCCTCCGCTGTTCGGGGTGGTTCTTTCAACTTATTGTTTATGGATGAATTTGCGTTTGTTCCTGAGAACGTGGCTGATGAGTTTTTTAACTCTGTGTATCCCACAATCTCA